CCATTCTTCTTGTGTTCCCTCATAATAAATCTTGATTTTTTCTCCATCTTTTGGGTGTAAGTACGATAACGAATTATCAGAAACATTGCTCATCGTTTTCGGGAAATACACAGATTTTACATGGGATGAGTTAAAAACGGATTCATATATTTGAGTAATTCCATCGCAAAATATTATAGATTCCACATACTTGTTTCCAATTCCTACTTGGAAATCGGATAAATCAGTATTATATGTTTTCCCGTCAATTTCATATGACGGCTTTATTTCAAGGACTTTACATTTTCCATCATATCCATGTAAAACAACAGTATCACCTGAAATATTGTAATCAAAATCATTTATTACTCCATATTTTTCAGATTTATCTTTCTGTACTTCAACTCCTGTTACACCTTTAGCATTTTCTTTTGTTTCATTCTTTTCTACCTGTTCTGTGTTCGAGTTATTTTTCTCAGACTTTCCACATGCCGCAAAGGTCAGTGACATAGACACGGCTAACATCATTGCAACAATTTTCTTCTTCATTTTCTATTCCTCTCTTTCTCTTTTCCGAGAAAACCCAAACCTATTATATAATCGCTTATGCGGTTATACTTTTTCCATGACTGCCAGCTTCGGAATAAAATAAATTATGTAATTATCTATTTCGGTACAAATACCGTACTTATCACGATAGCAGTCGATGCATTCTTGTAAATATTCTACTGTTACTTCTAAAAATTCAGCAGTCTCATATGCTGACTGGCATCCCGATTCAAAAGCGTTGACGATCCCAGTCAGCCCGATCAGCTTGTTATATCCCCACAGACGAGCCTGTCGTTCCTGCTTCCGATTTGAAACATTTTCCATATCAATGATGTTCCCAACAGATGTATGATGGTGTCCAAGCTCCTCGGCGAGCGTACAGGTTTTTTCGACCGATGTTTCCAATCTTTCATTTATTCCTATGATTCCATCATTATATAGACCTTTGATTCTTTCACTTTGGAATTTCCATAAGAAAACATCTATACCGTCCTTGCAGGCTTCGTCTTCCAGACGCTCAAATGAGTTCATAGTAAACACCTCCCGCTGTAGTATATCAGTTATACAGTCCAATAATCAGGACTCTCTCTTTCGATTCTTTACAAACTCTGCAAATTGCTTGATTTCTTTCAGCTCTTCCTCTGTATATTCCTCGCCATCGAAGTGAGCGGCGAGAGTAGTAGGTGGTGCAGACACACTTTTACATATTTCGCCATCAACTAGTTTTTCGGCATCCAATCCAAGTTCACGTGTTATTTTTAGAACATTTGTAATATTTGAATTGGCAACGCCGCGGTTAAGTATGCTGTTGAGCGTGGTCCAAGGCATGTCAATTATTTCAGTGAATTTCTTCAAACTTCCATATTCTTGTATGATAAGCGCTTTCAAATTTGACTCAAGTTCATTCATCAGGTGTCGCCCTCCTTCCTATTTGTCTATGATTCGATAATATCATTAAAATCTCGAAAAATCAATATAAAATAATTTATTTAAAAAAATAATTCTCGAAAAATAGAGAAACAGTATTGACAATCACGAAAAATCGTATATACTTTAAAATATAATCACGAAAAATCGAGAGAGGAAGTGAGGAAGTGTTTCCAAATTTAGAAGCAGAAATGGCAAGATCGAAAATAACTCAAACAAAGTTGGCAGATATGTTAGGTATTACACCTACCACATTATCATTCAAATTGAATGGGAAAAGCACATTGTCATTGAAAGAATGCGTGGAAATCAAGAAAAAAGCTTTTCCCGATAAGACATTGGATTATCTGTTCCAAACGGATGATCCAGACAAGAAGGAGGTGGTATAGATGGAGGAGAAAACTCAAAAAAGTATAAAAAAGACGCTTGAATTAGAAGAAGGAACGCTATCGGTTGAAATATCTGCCGAGAACGTCCCTGTATCGAGAACTAATAGTTCTTATGAAATGTTTTTAGAAACATTAGTCGAAAGAACAAAAGAAGAATTTAAAAATTTATAAGGTCGGTCTGTATTAAATGAAAAATTAATTGTTGAACCTTAATATACCCTTTCATCATTTGATAGGAAGAGTATACAAAAAAATCACAGAAAGGGAAGAAGGAGGAGAAAGGCAAGGGAACAGGAATACAAAACTAAAAGACAAGTTGCTGGATTATTTATTACAAACAAATGAGGGGGGTGAAAAAATGGTATGTACTGGAAAAGTCCCCATTCCTATAGTGGCTTATGTCTACGGAAAAGATGCCTGTTGGGTCCGGGCCGGATTAATAAGCGGATATCTTCCAATTGGTTTTGCAACAAGAAAAGGAAAGCAGATAACTCAAATATCTGAAATGGATTCTAGGAAAGGAAGAATAAGCTACTTCGTTTCACCGAAAAAGCTATATGAGGAGACTGGATTTGAGTGGAATGGAGAAAAGACGGTAGAGGAGATCATATGCCGTGAAAGAAAAAAGAAATAGGGAGGTGATAGAGATGCATCGAAGAAAACTGCGGAAATACCGGATCTTAAAAGACATCTGTGCAGTGGTCGGGGGAGTTGCCGTACTGGTGATGGCTGGATCTGCTGACAGTTACAGCCAGAACATTATTTCAACGGCAGAGTTTTTGCTGTCGTTCGGGATCGCCCTGGACATGATGATAGTAGCGTACATGTTGCATGGCTGTGTGAAAGACAGGGAGAAGCATTATCTTCAGATCCGGGAACTACGTCGGAGACATCGGCGACAAGATATAAAAGAGTGTACAAGCGATACGATAGCGCAGAAAGGAGAAACATGAAACAACCGAAAAAGTTGACGAGGGACCAGAAGAAGCTGGTGAAGGAAGTCGGATTGAATCCTGATGAATGGATGTGCCACTACGAAAATAATGAGTATTTACATATCGTAGAAAAGGCGGAGCCGGCCGAGATGAAAATTATCGACAGAAAAAGAAAAGCCCTCTGCTAAGAGAGGACTAATCTAAAAACCCAATTTCATTATAAAGAAGAACGTGGAGGATGTAAATGAAAAACATTAAATTGTTGAAAATGCATATACAGAATTTCAAGGGCTGTAAGGATAGAGAAATAAGTTTTGGAGAGAAAACTGCGATTGGCGGTGTAAATGCTTCTGGAAAAACAACCGTATTTGATGCATTCACATGGCTTCTCTTCGGAAAAGATTCCCTTGGAAAATCGAGTTTTGATATCCGACCAAGGGATAAAGCAGGAAACATGATTAACAACGTGGAAATTAGCGTAGAGGCCACTATTTGCTTCGGCGAAGATGAATACGTGCTGAAAAAGGTACAGAAGCAGATCTGGAGAAAGAAGCGTGGAACGAATATTACGGAGTTCCAGGGCAACGTCAATGAATTTGAAATCAATGGGTATCCGAAGAGTGAGAAAGAGTTTAAAGAATTTGTTCACGCAGAAATTGATGAAAACATCTTTAATCTCATTACAAACTCGAATGCTTTTAATGCTCTTCCGTGGAAAGAACAGAGAGAAGTATTGATGAAATTTGTTGGTAATTTCTCAAATGTGGAGATTGCACAGCAGTTCGGTGAGAGATTTCAGAAGCTGGTTCCGGAACTAAAAATCGCAAGCACGGATGATATCTTCAAGAAGTACACCAAAGCAAAAAACACGCTGAACAAAGACATGGTTGAAATTCCAGCGAGAATCGATGAAATATCAAAACAGCTTGTGACCGCAGACGTTGGAGCTTTAGAAGTTGAGAAAGCGGCGAAAGAAGTCGCACTCAAAAAGGTGGAAGATGAAATAACCGGCGGTGCAGATAAACTTGAGACAATCAATGAGCTTCGCAAACAGGTGATGGATAAGAAAATCGCACTGAGTGAGATCCAGAACACGGCAAACGAACAACTGGCAAAAGAACGCATGGATTCCAGAGTGAAGTTTGACGAAGTGCAGAAAGTGTTCTTCGCAGTACAAGATCAGATGAAACAGTTGGAGCGAGAACGCACAGAATACATCTATGAGAGAGACCGGAGTGAACGGGAAAAGGACAGATTGCTTGAAGAATGGAAAAAAGTGAAGAAGTGTGAATTCGCTGAATATGTTGCACCGGCACCATATGTTGAACCGGAACCGTTAAAAGAATCTGATCTGATTTGCCCAACTTGCGGACAGGATTTACCAGAAGAAGTAAAACAGAAACGGATTGCTGATTATGAAGCGAAATGCAGACGTGAAAGGGACGCATATGAAGCAGGTTGCGAGGCTCTCAAGAAGAAGTACGAAAAAGATAAAGAAGATTTCCAAACAAAGAAAGATCAGGATCTCAAACGAATCACTGAAGCAGGACAGAAAGCGGCTGACGCTGTGAGAGCCAATCAGAAACTGATTGATGAAAGAACTAATGTATTGGAATCTCTGAGAAGCAAGTTCGATGCTTCCAAAGCGGAGTACGATTCCATGAAACAGGCTTTTGATACAATCCCTGCTGTTGCTGATGTTTCTGAAAATCCGGCATATGTGAAAACCAAGGAAGAGATTGTGGCTATTGAAAAGCAGATTGAAGAACTGAGCAAGGAATCTTCTGGAAAAGCAGAGCTGGAAGCCAAGAAGGCAGTACTGAAAGATGAGATTACAGAGATTGAAGCGAAGATCAAGGCAGCAGACAACACCAAAGTAAATGGCCGTATCGCTGAACTGGAAGAAGAACAGAAAGCTGTCGGACAGAAGATAGCAGAGCAGGAACAGATGATTGACCTGACAGAAGATTTCATCCGGGTGAAGATGGATCAAATCTCTAATGCGATCAACGACAAGTTCCAGATTGTATCCTTCCGTTTGTTTGAGGATCAGATCAACGGTGGATTGAAAGAGACGTGTGAATGTACGGTAAACGGCGTGCCGTTTTCTTCACTGAACAATGGTCACCGTATCATTGCTGGACTTGATATCATCCGATCATTGTCTGAACTGTACGGTGTAAGTGCTCCGGTATTTATTGATAACAGCGAAGCTGTTAATACAGAGAACTTCCCTGAAATGGATGCTCAGATGATTCATCTGGTAGTAACTGACGACAAAGAATTAAAAGTAGAAAGCGAGGATAAATAAATGATTCGTGCAAAAGAAGGAGAAATTGATTTTAAAGGAACTCTCGATACATTACTCAGTGAGTATGCAGTTATTACGAGAGAATTTCGTTTGATGATGGCTGAAGCTTTTGAGTCGGAAGAAGAGGCTCAGAGAATAATCAAAAGAGCGTATGATCTCGGATGCATGTCTAATGAGGAAATTGATAAAGAGATTGAATTGGACAAAGAGGAGTTTGAAAAGAGCGAAGGTGCTAAAATTATTGGAATCTTGTTTTCAGGAGGTATGAAACATGATGCTGATTAAGGCAAGATACATTAAAGCCGACAAGCCGGCTGGTCGTGAATACACATTTGAAAGCGATGTGATGGTAAAGCTGGGCGATGTCATAATGATCGGTAAAGCACAGGCCGTAGTAACCAATACAAATGTCCCGGAGGAAGAAGTTCTTCCATTCCGGGACAAGCTCAAAAAGATTGATGGGAAAGCGGAGGAAGATTAGATGGCAGAAGAAAAGAAAGAGGTAGCTCAGAATCAGGAATTCACTACAGCTTTAAGTACTTGGACAAATACGATTACAGGACTTGTTACTCGTGATTTTGAGAAGTGCGGAGTTGAATTTGACGAATATTCAAAGAAATGTGCTATGTCAGCAATGAGCAGTATTTTTCAGCTTGTTCAGAACACGGATAAAGCAACAATGAACGACCTGAATACATCAAACCTGAGAGAGATTGTTGAGCAGTGCGCAAGCCTGAAACTGAACGCACATGCTGTTCCGAGAGAGGTTTATTTCCAGTTGCGCAACAAACAGATCAATGGCGAATGGAAAAAAGTCGTTGAAATGGGGATTGAGGGCGACGGAAACGATGCTCTTCTCCGTCAGTTCGGGAACGATGTAAAAAGGGTTCATCCGGTATGGCTGGTAAAAGAGGGCGATGATTTCACCTATCCGAAACGAAAGGGACTTGATGTGGAGCATCCGTCATGGGAAGAAAAAGGATTGTCTCAGAAAGTTGTGAGAGTTGTGTATCCAGTCGAATTAATGAACGGAAACGTAGAGTACCTGATCTCAGAAAGAGACAGTGTGAAAGTTAATCTGATTGCTCATATCCGTAACAACATGATGAATGAGACATTCGATATCTGCAAAGACAGATATAAAGCCACACCGGAGCAGAAAAAGAAGATCAAGCAGAAGAAAGAAGAAATTCTGGATGCGGTCCGCAAGTGTGAAACTCTGGAAGATATGCTGAATTGCGAGGTGGCAAGACCGTTTATTTCCGCAGCATGGCTTGATACGCCGGAGGCAATGTTTACCCGTAAGATGCGGAATAATGCAATCAAGAAATTTCCGAAAAACCTTAATAGTATTGCAAGTTCTTCTCTGCTTCAGATGGATGATACATATAAAAATGCACAGGAAGAAATCAGAGAGAATGAGAACTCACAGCCGTTTGACGTTGAGGAAAATGTGGTGGCAGAGTGTGAGGCTGTGGAAGTACCAGATTTTGCAAAGGAGGATACGCAGAATGAGAGTCATTAGTCAGACATTTATGGATTTTCCGTATGAACATATCGTTGTTTTTGTAGATGATAACAAAGTATGCTGCCGTCCTGTCAATGATATGAGCGGAAGATATTACCTGTTGGGCGAATACGAAACCAATGAGCGGGCGCAGGAAGTATTTAATATTATTCACGAAGAGTACGAAGAGATTCCATTAATGGAAGACGGGGAACATCTTTATAACACGCCATGCTTCATTATGCCGGAGAAATGATATGGAGCTAAAAGTAATTAATTCCGGATCTTCCGGAAACGGATATGTGCTGATTTCAGGGGCGGGAGAAATCCTGCTTCTGGAATGCGGAGTAAAAGGAATCGAAATGAAACGGGCAATAGATTTTCAGGTAGGTAATGTAGCCGGATGCTTATTGTCACATATCCATCAAGATCATTCCGGCAGAATCAAGGATTATCTAAATTCCGGCATCAAGGTTTATGCAAGCGATGAAGTGTCGAGTGACGTTCTTGCTGTTACTGGAGAGAAAACGGTTCCATTACCAAGGATGCGAAAGAAGAAGCTGGGAGGATTTACGGTGATACCTTTTCATGTTCCGCACAGTGAAACAGAATGTGATGGATGGCTGATAAATCACGAAGAATTAGAAACCCTGCTGTTTATCACCGATGCAGAATATTGTCCTTATAATTTTTCAAACATGAATATCACTCATGCCATGATCGAGTGTAACTACAGCGAAGATTATTTAAGCAGGGCTGAAGACTACGGAAAATTTGAACACGTTCTTCACGGACACATGGAATTGCAAACGTGTAAACGGCTCATACAGACGATTAACAACCCAAATCTTATAAGTATAGGCCTGTTGCATTTAAGTGGCGGAAACAGCCACCCAGAGCGATTCAGGCAGGAAATAAGAAATCTCGTTGATTGTGATGTGAATGTATGGGTAGCAGAAAAAGGATTTCAGACAGAGCTCGGTCTGTATCCGTTCTGAGGGGGTTATATGTGGATTATAAAAATTTTAAATGAAGTTGATAGGTTTTTAACATCAATTGCGGAATGGTTTTATGAATAAACAACAATTTTGACCGGTCAAATTTACATATATCAAAATTCAGAGAAAGGAAATGTGATTATGGAAACATTGAAATTGCAGGAAGTAGCAGGAGGAGCATTACAGGAGAAAGCCAATCAGGCATTGCAGAAGGTATTTGCTAATATGCAGGATCCGAATACTCCTTGGAAGAATAAGCGTGTTGTGACAATCAAACTGTCATTCACGCAGAATGAGGACAGGGATGATTCTGCTTGTGAGATTTCCGTGGATACAAAACTTGCCCCGGTTAAACCGGTAGAAACAAAGTTCTCTCTTGGAAAGAATCTCAAGACAGGCGAAGTGGAAGCTGTGGAATACGGTCCGGGAATCAAAGGTCAGATGTCATTTGCAGATATGCAGCCGCAGGAAGCAGTGATTGACGGAAAAACCGTTGATACAGAAACGGGAGAAATCAAAGATAACAATGTCATCAGAATGGCAAGATAATAGGAGGAAAACATTATGTCAGGAGTTATTAAAGAAGCGATTGAGTATTTATTGGGGCTGAATGATCCATATATAACGAGTATTGATGAAATTACGTATTCAGACAAAAAATTAGAGCCGGTTATTCACAATCCGAAAGCATCAACAATTCGGATGAATACTCTGACAAGCCTTGTGGATTATATCAAAGCACAGGTTGATAAGATGGATGAAAAGATGATTGTGCATGTGCAGAGTCCGACTAAAGTATCACTTTATTCAGCTCTTGACGGTGAACGGATTAGAGAAAATATGGTTGAGGTGGTTGCCAGAGTACCAGAGTTTGAATACGGAAGATTCATCGATCATGAACGCTTCTGCATTGGCTTACAGGCAAAATTCCTTGATGATCCAGAGAGTGACCGCGCATTGGTATTAAAGTTTGCCGGAACTGTGGAAGATGGAACGGTGTCACAGTACAGTGATGACGGCATTTCGCAGAAAGCGACAATTAAAACGGGAATTGCATCTAAGGGAGATGCTCTCGTACCGAATCCAGTGAAATTACGTCCGTATCGTACATTCCATGAGGTTCAGCAGCCAATGAGTGAATTTATTTTTCGTATGAAATCAGATGATAGTGTGAAATGCGCTCTTTTTGAAGCGGATGGCGGCGCCTGGGAGAATGTGGCAATGAGAAACATCAAGGACTACTTAGAAGTAGAGCTGGCGGATTATCCGAATTTTACAATCCTTTCATAATAGGCAAAACGTGAGCCGCCTGCCTAGTGGGTGGGCGGCAGACAGGAGAAAATATGAACAAAGTAATTTTAATGGGACGACTCACGAGAGACCCGGAAATTAGATATTCGCAAGGAGAAAAAGCGACAGCGATTGCAAGATATACGCTTGCTGTAGATCGCAGATTCAAAAGAGATGGGGATCAGACTGCTGATTTCATTAACTGTATTGCTTTCGGGAAACTGGGAGAATTTGCGGAAAAGTATTTACGACAGGGTACGAAAATAACTGTCTGCGGACGGATCCAGACTGGAAGCTATACGAATAGAGATGGAGTGAAGGTTTACACAACTGATGTTGTTGTGGAAGAACAGGAATTTGCGGAGAGTAAGAGTAAGCAGCAGAGCAATACTCAGGCAGGACCATCACCATACGGACCAGCTCCGGAGTCTGGAGATGGATTTATGAACATTCCGGATGGAATTGATGAAGAACTGCCATTTAATTAGAGTGGCGATTTGGTGAACGAAATCAAAGGTTCTGGCAGAAAGAAGGTGAAAAAACTTGGATGGGCAATACAGAAAACCATCTGACGTAACACAGGAGTTTGTAGATTTCTTGGAAGAGTCAAAAGCCGTATATGAGAACGCAAGGAAAAAATGTGAGGAATACGATTCGATGGAACGTCACATTTACTGGGCGCATAAGTTTGAATTTGCAAAGGATCGGAACGAGAGAAATCGCCTTGCTACGAAATACCAGAACGAGCGAAAAGAACGGAGACGATACAAAAATATTTGCGATGAATACAAGATTCTTGCAGGATTTATAAACAGCGATAATAACAAAGGAGCGTTGAAAAGACTCAAGGGCTTGATCGAAGTTCAAAGGCGTGAAGAAGAATACATCTCAAATAAGCGGGTGTATAAAGGCGGTGATTGAAAATGACTTACAACAATATCGCAAGGGCAAAGATGGTTGAGAAACGTAATAAGCAGTTTGTTCTTTCTATTAATTCAACACTTAATGATGACAGTGGAATTTACTTCCTTACACGAACTGATGAAGATGGAATCAAATATGCGTATATAGGACAGGCAAAACACATTCTGACAAGGCTTGCACAACATCTGGTTGGATATCAGCATATTGATTTATCCATCAAAAAACACGGGTGGTATACAGATGATAATCTGTGTGGGTGGAAGATCGGATTCATGAATTGTCCAGAAAGTGAACTGGATAAAAAAGAACAGCATTATATCAAGATGTATGCTAAGCACGGTTACCAGCTTCGGAATAAGACCGCTGGCGGGCAAGGACAGGGAAAGACCCAGATTGATGCATACCGGCCCGCAAAGGGATACAGAGACGGTATTGCACAGGGAAAGAAAACACTGGCAAGGGAATTATCCCACATCATAGATAAGCACTTGACGGTAACGCTTCAAGACGGAAAAGAATACAATAAAGTATCTCAAAAGGCAATGGAGAAATTTAATGCTCTGTTAGACGAAAAAAATTATTAGGAGGAAACGGCATGATACATAACTTTGATATAAACATAGCGGAAAAATACGGGATCAATGCTGCGATCATCCTGCAAAATATGTATTACTGGATCGAGAAAAACAGAGCAAATGAAAAGCATTTCCATGATGGATACTACTGGACTTACAACAGTCTGAAAGCTTTTGAAGAACTGTTCCCTTATATGAGCAATAAACAGATCAGAGGCGCATTAGAAAAGCTGGAAGAAGAAGGGGTTATTGTCTGTGGAAACTACAATAATTCCACTTATGATCGGACGAAATGGTATGCCATTACTGAGGCTGGGTATGAACTTCTCCAAGAGGGCAAATGCATTGTGCCAAAAGGGCAAATGGAAAGTTCCGAAAAGGCAAATGGAATGTCCCAAAAGGGCGAACCAATACCAAATAATAAACCATATAATAAACCAAATAATAATATATGTGCAGCAGAGCCGCACGACGACGAATCGGAAAATGAGGATCAGGAAAAACAGGCTTCTCGTGATGAACAGCTTCGTAGTGATTTTGAGATTATATACGGCATTTACCCTAAAAAGCGTGGAAAGACGGTTGCATTTGCCAATTACAAGTTGTGGGTTGGTAAAGGCAAGGATGTCGGCGGCAAGAAGTACAAGCTGACCAACCGGCAGATCTACAAGGCGGTGCAAAAGTATGTAAGACAGCAGGAAGAAGCCGGACAGGATGATTACCAGTACTGGAAGAATTTTGACACTCTGATGGGTCGGCAGCTTCTTGACTATGTGGATTGGGAGGATTCGTGATGGGGTATGTGGAAGAGCAAAATATCATCGGCGCCCTGTTGATGGACAATAACAGTGTCTCTGAAATTTATTCTATGATTTCGCCGGAAATGTTTACTTCGGAGTTGCTGGGGCGGATGTATCTGGAATTTCTTCGTGGATATGATAACCACCGGGAAGTAACGATTGCAGTCCTGCTACAGAGACTTACTGGTGGATCCTACCCAGAATATGCCATCCAAGATACTATAAAAGCATGTGTTTCTAACACTTTGACGAGTGCGACGATCAAAAGCTATGCGAATGTACTTTTGAGAGATTATAAGACACGGAAACTCAGGGAAACGGTACAAAGAGTGGTTCCGAACGCTGGGAATATTGATGTTCAGATCGCAGATCTGATCCGGGACTTAGAAGCGTTGCAGGAAGGAGAGCAGGTTTTATCAAAGTCATTGCCGGAGATCGTCAAGGAAAACAGGGATAAATATTTTTGCGACAGAGAAGACGAGAGGATGTACATTGGTTTTTCTAAGCTGGATGATCTTCTAGGAGGCCTGGAAGGTGGAGACATGATTGTGATCGGAGCACGTCCCGGAGTGGGGAAGTCTGCTTTGGTTACGCAGATTACCTCGAACATGGCGGCACGTGGGAAACGAATCGGATTTTACAATCTGGAAATGCAGGAAAAACAGGTGTATGAGCGCTTTATTGTGGCGCAGAGTGGAATTAGGCTGACGAGATTACGGAGGGCGAAGAAATTCCTTGGTGACGAGAAAGAGCGGTTTGACAGGGCAAATGAGGAGCTTATGAAGCGTGACAGTATCGTGATTACCACAGGTAGTAAGGCGATGAGTGAGATCCGATCTGAAAGCAGACACATGGGATATGACATTATCATAATCGATTATCTGCAACTTTTGAAAGCGGACAAGTCTTACCGGGGAAATCGGTATGCGGAGGTTGGATCCATTTCTAAGGCAATCAAGGCTCTGGCAATGGAGCTAAATATTCCGATCATTGCACTATCACAGCTTAACCGTGTATCTGAGGCCCGTGAGACGAAAGAGCCGACAATGGCAGAACTTAGGGAGGCTGGAGACATTGAGCAGGATGCGAGTGTAATTATGCTTCTCTGGAATATATCCCAAGACGATAATTCAAAAAAGGGATGTAAGGTAGAAAAGAATCGGCAGGGAAGACCAGGAAAAGAGATATTAAGGTTTGACGGTGATTTGATGCAATTTGTTGAATCCGAAGAATCTGTAAAGGAGGCGCAGGAGTGGGCAAGAGTCAATGATGATGATTGTCCGTTTAAGTAATATGGCAGGAAAGAAGATTGTAAAAGGATCTGAAGAATGGCAGATGTTTCAAGATTTCTGGAAACTTGCGCAGGAGATATGGGAGCCGGAAGATACGGATGAGTATTGGCAAGAGGTTATCGGTAAGACAGATGAATTTTACAGAAAATACAAAACACCGTATGCCCGTGAATTTGCCATTGGAATCACAAATGCATTAGACAGAGTTCACAAGGATAGGAGGCGAAGTGAGAAATGATACCGAGAAAAGGAATGAATCCGGCGTTAGCGAGGTTAACACAGCAGAGAAAATATGCTGATTAGTGCGGCAGGTAAAGCGAATCTGATTATATCGCTTATGGTGCTTGCGGATAAGTTCGATTTTACACCGGAACAACTAGAGAAATTCATAGATGAGTCTCAAAAGCAGTTGGAAGCGTATAACAGTGGTTATGTAGAGAGTGTGAATGATTTTATCGGTGTGCTGAAAGAAGAGTATGGGATTGAGGTGAATTAAATGTTAATCAGAAGTCAGAATAAAGTACAGTTGATTCCAGTGGGAGAGTTTGCGTTCAGTGTTATGCTTAATGGTTCTATTTCTGCCAATAAGAATATTTTTGCAACTGTACATGAAGCGACTCAATCAATAGTCGGCAGATATTCAACCAGAGAGAAAGCGATTAAGGTGCTGGATATGATCTGTGATGCATATGAGGTGACAATATGACAACAGAGCAGAAAATACAATACATAGCTGATCATTACGGATACGAACCGCAGAGTCGACAGCCTATCGAAGAAATGGCGGAGTTGACAGTGGCGATTAACAAAGGATGGAGAAAGAGTCACCCACTTGAATACTCGGCTGGATCAGAATATGAGCATATTATTGAAGAGATGGCAGACACGGTGATTATGATCTGGCAGATAAAATATCTTCTTGGCGTGGGGGAAGGAGAGTTGTCGAAAATCATTGAACAGAAATTGGATAGACAGATTGAAAGAATCAAAAAAGAGTAGAAAGGAGCCGCCTCCGGCCGGGGAAAGGGTATATCGGGCTTCTTAGAAAAATGGATAAAGAGAAAAAATCAATAGAGAGAATAAAGATGGCAAGCGAAATGAGCCTACATCACTATGGAAAACCGCTTGTTTGCACGTATAGCGGAGGGAAAGACAGTGATGTGATGCTAGAGTTGTTCAAACGATCCGGAATACCGTTTGAGGTACATAATAGCCATACCACAGCAGACGCACCCCAAACAGTTCAGCATATTCGGAAGGTATTCCGGGCTTTGGAAATGCAGGGTATCCCGTGCGAAATTGAGAAACCAACCTACAAAGGAAAAAGAACAAGCATGTGGGAACTGATACCTCAGAAACTTATGCCACCGACACGGCTTGTGAGATACTGTTGTTCTGTCTTAAAGGAAACGGGATGTAAAAATAGATATATTGGAACAGGAGTAAGATGGGACGAAAGTATAGCAAGATCAGATCGCGGAGAATTTGAGAGACTTGGAAAGACAAAAAAAGAAACTGAGAAATTTGATGCAGTCATGCTGATGAACGACAATACAGCATCCCGCCGAATGACAGAGTTATGTATGCGAAAGAATAAAATGGTAGTCAACCCGATTATTGATTGGACGCATACCGATGTATGGGAGTATATCCATTCAGAACATATTGAAACATGCGAATTGTATAAAATGGGATACGACCGTGTGGGCTGTATTGGATGCCCTATGATGGGCAAGAAACGCTGGAAAGAATTTGCGGACTTTCCAAAATACAAAAGCCTATATATACATGCGTTTGAACGGATGCTTAAAGAGCGAAACAAAAGAGGGAAAGAAAGCAAATGGGAAACAGGGGAAGAGGTTTTTAGCTGGTGGATGGAAAATGATGATATACCAGGTCAAATGTTCTTAGATGAAATTTGTGGTGATGAGAATTAAAACACAACAAACGAAAGGAGATCAGAGATGGAGAGATTAACAATACCAGATAAGAAGATAGACGGCGGATTAAGAAGAGCCATCATTGACGCCCGAGAAGTACGGAAA